TACAGTAAAAAAGTATTTTGTTGATAAAGCTTATACGTTATATGGTATTGTAGACGAACCAGAGGAGGAAGAACAAGATGGGAATGTTTGATACCATTGAAGTTATTGAAGATATTAAAGATGGTCCAGATGCTGGTGAGTACCAAACTAAAGATCTTGGTTCTTACCTAGATAATTATTTTATTAAAGATAGTAGGCTTTGGTTAATTAAACGTAGAATTGAAGTTGTGCCAGAAGCTGAAAGAAAGCATCCTGTACTTGGTATGTTCCGTTCAATTGAAGAAGAGACAGTAGACATCAGTTTTCACGGATGGGTTGAGATGTATGGTCCTTACACAACTTGGAAACTTAAATTTACAGATGGAGAACTTATGAAAAGTATTTTTGTAGCACACGATCCAGATACAGCCCCAGTAACTGGAAGTAAAGATGAAGATTGCCAAGATGATACTGAAGAAGTAGTTGCACATTGGAAGGGTGATGGTTATGTTCCAGAACCAGACTATGACGACTACGAGGGGTAAATGAATAACGAAATTAAGTTTGTTGGACTTCACGCACATTCTGTAGCAGGTTCAATCTTTGATGGTATGGGTTATCCACCAGACCATATGGATTTTGCTTATTCTAACGGAATGAATGCCCTTGCTTTGACTGACCACGGAAACATGAATGGTCTTTCTTGGCAAGTTCTGCACGCAAAAAAGATGAAGAAAGAGGGTAAGGACTTCAAACCTATTTTCGGTGTTGAGGCTTATTTTCTTCCTTCTCTTGATGATTGGCGTGCAGAATATGAAAAGCACAAGGAAGATAAAAAGAACAAAACAGAAGATGAATCCGTAACAGGTGCAATTGTAGAGGATGAAGGCGTATCAAAGAAGGAGATTAAGTCCCTTCTTAATCGACGCCGCCACCTTGTTCTTCTTGCTATGAATCAGCAGGGTCTAAATAATATTTTCAAGCTTGTTTCTGAAAGTTACAAGACTGAGAATTATTACCGATACCCACGCATGGATTATGAAATGCTGCAAAAATACAACGAGGGTGTAATTGCGCTCTCTGCTTGTCTTGGTGGCGTTTACGCTGGTTGCTATTGGGAGAACAAAGATAAGGGCGAGGAAGCAATCCTTACTGCTTTCCGCGATACTACAAAACGCATGATGAGTGTTTTTGGAGATCGTTGGTATGGCGAACTTCAATGGAACAATGTACCAGAGCAGCACATTCTAAATAAGTACATTATTAAGATGCATGAAGAGTTTGGTATTCAACTTGTAACTACTTGTGATAGTCATTACCCAAATCCAGATGCTTGGAAAGACCGTGAGCTTTACAAGCGTCTTGGTTGGCTAGGTAAAGGCAAGCCAGAGTGGGCAGAAGGTAATTCAGAACTTCCTGCTGGTGTTGATGAAATTGGATACGAACTTTATCCTAAGAATGGGCAGCAAGTATTTGAGTCTTTCCAAAAGTACTCAAAAGAGTGTGGCGTTCATTATCAGCAGAGTTTGGTTCTTAATAGTATTACAAATAGCTACAAGATTGCACACGAACGTATTGAAAGCTTTATGCCAGATAATACCGTTCGACTTCCTAACTTTGTAGTACCTGCTGGTTATACTGCTGGCGAGGCTCTACGTCATTATTCTATGGAAGGTATGCGTAGTCTTGGTCTGCTTGATAAGCCAAATTACATTAAGCAACTTGACCAAGAACTTGATGTTATTGAAGATAGAGGGTTTAGTAAATACTTCCTCACAATGAAGGCTATTTCAGATAAAGCACAAGCAATGCAACTAGTTGGACCAGGACGTGGTTCTGCTGCTGGTTCACTTGTCTCTTATGTACTTGGAATCACTCAAGTAGACCCAATCAAGCATGAACTCCTGTTTGAACGTTTTATGACAAAAAACCAAGATGGGTTCCCAGACATTGACTATGACGTTTCTGACCCAATGGTTCTAAAAGACGTTTTAATCAAAGAGTGGGGAGACACAACTGTAGTTCCAATTTCTAACTGGAATACTCTACAACTTAAGTCTCTTGTTAAAGACATTAGCAAGTTTTACAACATTGAATTCAAAGAAGTAAATGAAGTTACTTCCAAAATGATGCTTGAGGCTACACCACTTGCCAAGCAAAAGCATGGAATCAAATCTGGTGTTTATACGCCAACATTTGAGGAGGTAAAAGAGTATTCTGCAACACTACAGGGATTTCTTAAAAAATATCCACACATTGCAAATCACATTAATGCTCTTTACGGTCAAGTTCGCTCTTGTTCTCGTCACGCTGGCGGTGTTGTAGTTGGTGAAAATCTTGATCAATACATGCCTCTGATTAATTCTGATGGTGTACGTCAAACTCCTTGGTCAGAGGGTCAAAACGTTCGCCACCTTGAGCCAATGGGATTTATCAAATTTGATATTCTTGGTATTGCTTCTTTGCGAATGATTGAAGGTGCAATTCGACACATCCTTAAGCGTACAAAGGGAATCAAAAACCCAACATTTGAAGATGTTAAGGCTTTCTATAATGAAAATCTACATCCAGATAAAATGAACATGAACGATAAGAAAGTTTACAAGAACGTCTTTCATAAAGGTAATTTTGCTGGTGTCTTTCAATTTACAGAAGCTCCAGTTCAAGAGTTCTGCAAGAAAGTAAAACCAAACAATATTATCGATGTATCAGCAATTACTTCTATTTACCGTCCTGGCCCTCTTGGAGCAGATGTAGATAAACTATACATCGCAGCAGTAGAAGATCCAGAAAGCATTAAATATGTTCATCCAATAATTAAAGAAGTGACGAAGCAAACTCACGGCTTTTTGATCTTTCAAGAGCAAATTGCTATTCTTGCTCATAAACTTGGTAAAGATGTTGATCTAGATGAAGGAAACAAACTTCGTAAACTTCTAACCAAGAAAGGAACAGGTAAAGGATTTGAGGAGAAAGACAAGATTCATCACAAATTTATCGAAGGTTGTGTGGAAAAGGGTATTGATAAGAAAGAAGCGCAGAAACTTTGGGAAACATTTGAGTATTTTTCGGGTTACGGCTTCAATAAGTCTCATGCCGTTTGTTATTCAATCCTTTCATATCAATGTGCTTGGCTTTTGACTTACTACAAGGCAGAATGGATGGCAGCATTTTTGGATAAAGAGGATGCAAAGAATAAAGAGTATGCAATTAATCTTGCAAAATCTATGGGTTTCAAGATTGAGCCTCTAAACATCAATACTTCTGGTATGGTTTGGGAGATTTCAGAAGATGGAGAAACACTAATTCAACCTCTTTCTTCAATTAAAGGTCTTGGAGAAGTAGCAATTCAACAAATCTTTAATAATCGACCATTCAAGACAGTTGAGGACTTTATTTTCAACGAGAATATTGTTTACAGTAAACTTAATAAAAAAGCTCTTGATGTTCTGATTCGTTCTGGTGCTTGTACGACTTTGATTGATGAAAGATTTACAGGTGCTAAACATTTTTGGTCAGCAGTAGCAGTTGATAGACCTCGTAAACTTAAGAATCTTATTGAGAACATTGAAACTTATAAACCAGAAGGTGAATTCTCAAATGAAGAGAAGATTGAGTATCTTACAGAATTAACTGGCGTTTACCCAATGAATCTTGTTGTATCTCCAGAAATTATGATTAGACTTCAAGAGAAGATGATCCCACCAATTTCTGAGTACGATGAAGAATTAGGACTTGCTTGGTTTGTTGTGCGAGAAATTGAAAAGAAGAAAACAGCAACTGGTAAAGATTATTGGGTTCTTAATACAATTGACAGTACAAATACAGAAATTAAAATTAAATGCTGGGGCATAAAAGAGAAAGACATTGTGTTCACTAATCGTCCTTATATGGTTAAACCAAACTATGATGATTGGGGATTTAGTGTCAATAACGTAGCCAAACAACTTAGATTGCTGGCATAATTAATGGTTCCTTACTATTTAATTTGTAAGGAACCATTTTTTATGAAAAAAATAACAGAAGCACAACTTAGACAAATAATTCGTCAAGAATTACTAAATGAAATAAAATTTGATTTACGTGGCGGCTCAGCTATGAGAACACCAGAAGAACGAAAAGCAGAAGGATTACCAGCTTTTCAGAATATTTATGATCCAAGTGCTCCTGTTGTTGATACAAAATTTCGTTCAAAGCCAGATAATATTATTAAAAAATTTACAGCTAAACAATTTTTTGATATGCTAAGAGACATAAGAGATGATCAATTATTAAATCAGTACGGCAGAGAAATTGCAATTTTAAAGATCAATTACGATACAATGCCAAGACAATTTAGATTAATGTACGACAAAGATACTGTAAAAGCTTATATTATAGATAAAAATGGTAAAATGTTTTTAAAAATTCCAAACCCATCTGAAACAGAAGAATTTGAATATATTGAACTACAACAAAACTTATTTGATAAAATTATGTCAGCTTGACACCCTAACCCTCCTTAGATAGTATGTCTCTGGAGGGTTTCTCTTGTCTATTAATCTCGGCTATGCGTGCATCAATCTAGGATTTTCTGAGCGTCCAGCAAAGTCCCGAATTACTACAAACCGTACAATGATTCGTAAGACATTCGACGCAAAGGGAATCAACTATGCTGGAGAACTTATCGAGCAGAATCTCAATGACCTGTATACAATCCTACAATGGAATACAGCAAACGGAATTGGGTTCTATCGTATGTCCTCCGATATGTTTCCTTGGGCATCCGAATACGGTGTCGCTAATCTCCCGAACATTGAGCGTGTTGCAGCTCTTCTTCGTAAGTGTGGGGAATATGCTATTTCCACAAATCAGCGACTTTCTTTCCATCCTGGCCCATTCAACAAGCTTACATCTTCTAATCCTTCTGTGACCGAAAATACAATTAAGGATTTGACGGTACATGCAGACATTCTTGATTTGATGGGTCTTTCTCGTACTCACTACAACAAGATTAATATTCACGTTGGAGCAACTTACAAGAACAAGCCTATGGCTGTAGAGCAGTTTCTTCGTAATTTTGAACTTCTTGAAGATAAGATTAAGAGTCGTTTTACGCTTGAGAATGATGATAAGGAATCTCTGTATACTACTGAGGAACTTTACAATCTCGTCTACAAGCATACCAACATTCCTATTGTTTTTGACTATCATCATCACAAGTTGAATAATGGTGGTATGCCAGAAAAGGATGCACTTGAAATTGCAATCTCTACTTGGCAAAACATCAAGCCTGTGGTACATTACTCTGAATCTCGTAGTGAGGAGCAAGGTATTAAGTGTCCTGCTCAAGCACACTCTGATTATGTTTACAAGCGTATTGACACTTATGGTCACGATGTAGACATTATGATTGAAGCAAAAATGAAAGAGCTGGCACTTTTCAAGTATCGCGAACTTCATTCTATTTAGTGATTGGGAGAAAATAAAATGATTACACTTTTAATGTTGGCTTGTACCGAATACGAGGTAAATAAAAAGCCAGATCCATACGATCCTTTGATTGAAACTGATTTTATTCCACCATACGAAGATACAGCAGACTCTTCTGAGCCTGTAGATACTTATATTGAGGATACTTCACCGCCACTAGGACAGCCAATTGCGTTATGCTCTGTAGACCCAGAAAACATTGATGCTATTTACGGTTCAGCAGATTGGATCGGTAATACTTCATACGATACTGCTGGATACGCAATTACTGACTATAATTGGACTTTAGTTTCTGCTCCAGACGGCAATACAGTGGATATGCCAACAGGAGCAGCTAATAGAAGAAACTTTATGCCTCAATTAGCTGGTGAGTATGTAGGACAATTAATTGTTATAAACGAGGTAGGACAAGTTTCAGAACCTTGTTATGCTACTCTCAATTCACTTGCTGGTGATGGTCTTTGGGTTGAAATGTTCTGGACTAATTCTGGTGACGATATGGACTTGCATCTTGTAGCTCCATATGGTACAATTGCTGATTATTATTCAGATTGTTATTATGCTAATTGTACAAGCGGTTTAGAATGGGGTTCTTCTGGACCATCTGATAATCCAATACTTGATCTTGACGATATTCCAGGTACAGGACCAGAAAACATAAATATTGATTCTCCATACGCAGGAATTTATACTGTGTACGTTCACGATTACCCAGGTTCTGTTTACAATGGCAGAAACGATGTGACGGTCAACATTTATGTAGGTGGTGTTTTGGAATGGACTGATACCTCTAACATTAACAATGAAGGATGGTATGAGCCAATTTGCGAAATAAATTGGAGAGGGTCAGCAACTACTGTAACGGGAATCTAATGAAACTTACTTTTATCTCTGATACGCACAACAAACATAACCAAGTTACTGTTGAAGAAACTGATATTTTGTTTCATACTGGTGATGCTACTTCTAGAGGTAAACTACCAGAGGTAAAAGCATTCCTTCATTGGTTTAGCAAGCAACCAGCAGAACACAAAATCTTAATTGCTGGTAATCATGATTGGTTATTTGCAAAAGACCCAAACATGGCTAAACTTCTTCTTGAAGAGTACCCAAATATTACCTACCTTCAAGACCAAACTGTTGTAATTAATAACCTAAGAATCTATGGTTCTCCTTGGCAACCGCGTTTTTGTGATTGGGCTTTTAATGCAGATAATTCACATCTTTATGAATTGTGGGAGAAAATACCAGGAAATACTGATATTCTTTTAACTCATGGTCCACCACACAAACTTCTTGATCTTACTTATGATAATAGAAATGTTGGTTGTGAAATCTTGAAGATGAATATTTTGAAACGTGTTAAACCTATGATTCATGCTTTTGGACATATTCATGAAGCAAGACTAAAGCTAAAGTTTGGTGATACTACGTTTATTAACTCTTGTTGTCTTGATGAAGAATATAAATATAAGAATGAACCTATAGTTGTAGAAATTTAATAAAGAGGTAAAAATGAGTCTTAATCTTAAAGTTGTTAAAATGAGTGGATTTGTAAATCTTACTCAACGTGCAGAAGGAAATGCAGGTTTTGATCTTTATGCTACAGAAGAAGGTATTTTAGCTCCAGGTGAAAGAGTAGCTGTGCCAGTTGGTATTTCTACTTCTTTTAGTCCAGAATATTATATGCGTGTTGCTCCTCGTTCTGGTCTTGCTGCTAAGAATGGCATCAATGTTCTTGCTGGAGTTATTGACTCAAGTTACAGAGGAGAATGGAAAGTGATTCTTCACAACACATCAACGCTCCATTATGATTGGGACATTGGTGACAGGATTGCACAAGCAATTCCAGAGAAGATTTCTACTGACCAATTTGAGTTTGTGGAGTCATTAAGTGAGACTGAAAGAGGAAGTGGTGGTTTCGGTTCGTCGGGACGCTGAACCACAAGAAGGAGACATTGTAAGGTATCACGTTGACAATATGGATTTCGACGGTATGTACATTACAAGTTTTTTTGATGATAGGGGTTTTGATACTAAAGAGTCTGTAGAATTTCACGAAGTTTTTGTGTTTGAAACAGGCCAACTAGAAAGATTTTTTGCTTTTGAATTACGTGGAGTTTTGGAACTATGAGAATAGAAAATGTTGACGTTGTTTATGGTGCCTCTTGGGGTGATGAAGGTAAAGGAAAAATTACACATTTCTTAGCATCAAAACCAAACTATTATAATTTTGTTTGCAGATGGAACGGTGGTAGTAATGCTGGTCATACCATTTTTCATAATGGTAAGAAGTTTGCTACTCACATCGTACCATCTGGTATTTTTTATGGTATTAAATCCGTAATTGGTCCAAATTGTGTAGTAAACATTGATTCCTTTTACAAAGAAGTAGCTGAACTTGCTGCTGGTGGTCTTAATACCTCGCTTATTAAAATTCATCCATTAGCACACATTGTTACTAATGAACATATTGAAGAAGATAAAGCTAAGCTAGGGCATCTTGGAACAACTTCGCAAGGTATAGCACCAGCATATCGAGACAAAGCCGCCAGAAAGGGTTTACTTGCCAAAGATAGTACAATAGATAAATCTTACATTTTAAATGAACAATTATTTGGGAACATTCTTTGTGAAGGCGCACAGGGATACCACCTTGATATTAATTATGGCAATTATCCATTTATTACATCAAGTGAGTGTTTACCTTATGGTGCTTGTTCTTTAGGATTCCCACCACAAAAGATTAAGAATATTTTTGCTTGCGCTAAAATTTATGATACTCGTTCTGGCACTGACCCTCTATTTCCAGAAAGTTTACTTGAAGATGCTATTCTTTTAAGTATTGCTGATGCTGGAAGAGAATACGGTACAACAACAGGGCGTAGAAGAAAGGTAAATTGGCTTAACCTAGATAAATTAATTGAAGCAATCAAAGTTGGTGGTGCAACACACCTTGTAATAAACAAATGTGACATTATCAAACAAATTGGTGTTTATAAAGCTTTTCATGAAGGTAAATTAATTGAGTTCAAAACATTTGATGAATTACAAGACTTTATTGATTTTGTTTGTTATAATAGTTCTGATTTGCTAGAGTATATCTACTATAGTAGCAATCCAGAAACTATCGAAGGATTTAACGTATGAGTTCTGCACGTAAAATTAGAAAGCAAAATAAACTAATACAAGAAAAAACACTATTATTTGATGCTCTGCCACAAAAATGTACTGGTTGCAACACACCTTACGATAAAAATAATAGAGAGCAAGCCTTTTCTTGGTCAGTAATGGTGTTTAATGAGAGTAAGCAAGTCAAGCTATTTTGTCCTACTTGCTATAAAGATGTACAAGCATGGGCAGAGGATACAGTTAAGGAGGCTGACAATGAGCAACTATGATTATTTTCCAAGGGCAGAAATGTATAAAGCAGCAATTACTAAAGCTTCAAAAGAAATGGTACACCACCCAGATCATTATAATTTTGGTGAAATTGAAGCTATTGATGTTATTGAAGATCAAGGTTTAGGTGAAGCATTTTGTGCTGCCAATGTTATTAAATATATTATGAGGTACAAGCACAAAGGCACTTCATTAGAAGATCTAAAAAAAGTAAAATGGTACACAGAGAGGCTAATTAGTTATTATGAAAATAATAATAAAAAATAATCC